TTTGCTGGTGTCAACCGTGAACCAGTTGCCGTCGCCGTTGAAGTTTGCCTCTAATGCAATAGTAAAATTGGCAGAACTGGTTACATTTGCGGCAAAAGAAAACTCACTAGAGTGTGCATGAACTTGAAACCAGTCATCGACTGAATTCATTGCGTTGCCAGTGAACTCCACCGTGTTGGTGAAGCGGTCTGTGACGGTTGTGCCAACATTGGCCATTACTTTTTACCCTTGGGTTTACGTTTTTTCGCCGTTTTAGCAGCTTCCTTGAAATTTTTTGCTGTTGGAGCGCCAGGATCGCCCGGTTTACGCATTTTTTCGCCAGAACCCGCCTTGATGCGACGACGCTTGGCTGCGATATTGGCGTATAAACCGCGCTTTTTGGCTGGCATGACGAAAACTCCAGTGATTACAACTTAAACATCACATTTTTTTGCCACCTTTCTTCGTGCCCTTTTTGGTCCCCTTTTTGGTTCCGTAATGGCCGGGCATGACGCGAAATCCAACGACATGCCCAGTCTAGCGCCCCAAATGGTTGCGGACTAGAACCGGCTCACGCACCCGCATTCCTCACTCCTGATCCGCTGCAAGAGACTTGTCCTTTGCCTTTTGGCAAAAGTACCTCACCATCTTAATAAAGGCGATAGCTCGTTGACCCCAAAGTTTCGGGTTTTGCAAGGTTGAACTGCTGCAACACCAAATACCCAAAAGCATCAAAAGCGTGGTCCACTCCTAGATTTTTGTTAGGCAAACCCGTTCCAGGGGCATAGGTCAACGTCCGAAGCGACTTGATCAGTTCTTTGCAGCGCGGGTGGATCTTGACCCGACGCGCTCCAGAAGCATCCATTAGGCCAGTATTGACCGCTGTAATCTTGTCGCGGATCTTCCACGGTGATCGCGGTGATTGAACCGTAAAGCCACTGCGTCTAAGGATTGCATGGTCCGTTACGCCAACACCACTTGTCTTCCTTGCACCGCCTGTAGGGTCAGGACACGCGATAACTCGGCGATCCACACCGTATCGACGGGTCACCTCTTCCGCAAAATCCCAAGTGGTCGCTCCACCCGTAAGCATGATCTCGTCGAACACATACAGCGTGTCCTGATCCTTGACTGCACAGATGCCAGACATCGGATCCACGTTGAAGTCAACGCCCAGCAGCAACGGCTGGATCGAAATGTCCTTGGCCTCTGTCGAGATGTTGTCATCAGAAAAGCTGATGGCGACTAGACCAGTTAGGTTCTCGAAGGACGCTTCAAATTCCTGGCGGAACGTGCGCGAATCAAGTTGAGCGCGGGCTGCTTCGACCTCATGCTTACTGACGTTTCCGCCTTCAATCGTCGTATAGCTCCATCGTTGCCATTCGTTTGTTTCGTCGTCTGGGACATAACACCACAAGTCATAAAACCAGCTAGCTGTACCGTCTGGCGTTGAAATAAACAACGCCCAGCCCTCTTTATCCGCCAAAGCAGGTCGGATCACCTCAAACCAGACCTCTGAATCCATAAATGCCGCTTCATCAAGCACTACACCGCTCAAACTGCGGCCACGAAGCGCCATTGCGTTCTCAGTACCCTTCAATTCAATGGTTGAACCGTTGATTAGCTCGATTCGTAGGTCCGTTTCGTTCTTACTGCGGATCCAAACCTTCGGAACCAGCTTCTTTAATGCTCGCCACGCAATATCTTTCGCCATTCGATACGTCGGAGCGCAATAAAAGAACGTTTCGCCGGGACGGTTGAGCGCTCCACGAAGCAGCTCAACGCAGGACAAGTACGATTTGCCGAATCGTCGGCCAGCGACTAAGACGCGGAATCGTTTGTCGCTTGAAAAAACTTGGCCCTGTGCCCATCTCAGGCTTACAGGCTCTGCTTTTGTGCTCATGCCTATTACATTACACAGGTTTTCAACCCCTACCCCCCTCTTGACCGTGCCAGAAGACAGTGTGGGAGGTTATTATCTGAAAAAAGGTCGATAGGTTGATGACCGAGCCTCTAACGGATCGCACCACACAAGCTAAAGAAGATCGCATCAGGCGGCTTTATCGTCGGCAGCTTGATGGGTTGTCGGCTCGTGCGCTTGTCTACGACCACAAGGAGAAAGAACAGATCTCAATCAATACCGCTTGGCGCGATTGGGCAGAAGTTAAAAAGCTCGTTGATGAAGACTGGCAGTCTGACCGTGAAAACATGCTCGCGCGTCTTCAGCACATGCGCACCAAACTGTTCCATCAAGCCTTGAAGAAGGGACAGCTGCAGACTGCAAGCCAAGTGCTTGATTCTCTGGGACGTGTCATCGGTGAATCCGTTGAGACAGTCAACATCCAAGCACCTGAACTCAAGATCTCGATTGAAAATAAGGACGACTGATCTGGCGTTCTGAAAACTTGACCCCTGCCCCCCACTTAGGGGGCTTTTTTATTACACGAATGCTGTTGAGCAGATATATATGACGGGTACCCGCGGATTGATACAGCTAGCAGATTTTGCAACACCGCCCCCCGGTTTTTTTGCATCGTGCGGCGCTGCGGAGTCTTTATTTTTTCTTCTTGTGATATTGCAATAAATTTGGTACACTGTAAGAAGGGAGAAGCAATTCTTCCGGAACCTAGACAATCCGACCAATCCTGGGAGCGAATCGCACCAGTCAACGCAGCCCACGGGTGAGCGTTGCAAGGTGTCGCGCTAGTTCTGCTGTTTTTACAGCTTGCCTGGCCCGCTCCCAAGGAAACCAAAAATCTATCCTGATTTATCCGATGAACTCATCAATTCAACTGTTAGCGGCTGTTGTGGCCGCTGCATCGTTTGGCGTTGCGGTTGCTCAAACTGCGATGCTCGAGCCGATGCAACAGCATTCAGGGACTCAGCGTTACGTCCGCGTGGTGCGCTGACATGTCATTAGCTAAGACTTTTTTTCATCTGTCGCGGGTCTCGTCTAATAAAAAGACGGGGCCCATTGCTGTGACGACTACTAGCAAGAACAGCTGTTCTGCATCCTGCGGGATGCGTGAGGTTTGTTATGCGGCTTCAGGTCCGTTAGCGCTCCACTGGGCAGCCGTGTCTAACGGTTCCCGCTCCAAACAATGGCGGGAGCATTTAGACGACCTGGCAACGTTGCCGTTTGGTTCTCCTCTTAGGTTGAATCAAGCGGGTGACCTTGTGGCTGGTGCGTCCGGTCGATTGTCTCGCGCTTTTATTGACGGACTTTTGTCTGTCGTTAAAAGCCGCAGGCTGCAGACTTGGACTTACACGCACCACGATCACACTGTGGGAGACAATGGCAAGCTTTTACGGCGTGCCAATCGCGAGGGACTGCGGATCAACGTTTCAACTGAAACTGAAGAATCAGCAGACCGCGCGATAGCTTCAGGCCTTCCGGCTGTTCTTGCTGTTAGCAGTGAGGAGACTAGAACGGTCTGGAGAACGCCCGACCGCAACCTAGTTAAGGTCTGCCCTGCTCAGCTGCGGGATACAGATTGCAACCGTTGCATGCTGTGCCACAAGCGAGGTTCAAAGGTGATTATTGCCTTTCTCGCCCACGGCTCCCGCAAGACCCGCGCCAATCAACAGCTAACAGCATGAAACAGTTCGAATCAGTCGGTGCCTGGATCGCTGCCAGTGATTCAGCCACTGAAGCGCTTTTAAAGAGGGTTGTTGCGGATATCGCAGCAGACCAACTTAAAGAAGCCAGGCTAAAGAGACGCCAACGACTGGAGGAGATTAACCATCCTCCAGACTGCGGCATATGGAACCTTACCGACCGCCACTAGTTTGGCGGTCCTTTTTTTATGTCAACGCACGAATTTACAGCCGCAGACTGCACTTGGGCAGATCTGCACTTTTCAGACTTAGGAGAAGCGCGGGAGCATCTCGACGCTTTAATTGAAGCCCGAAAATCCCTGCAAAGTATGCGGAGATTAAAGGCATTTGCAGAATCTGACGTTCCAGGTGCTGACATTGCCCGGATTGACCGGGGGATTGCAGAACTGGAGAGCCAGGAGTCTGAATTAGTGGCGCTTATCAATGAATGCGCCATGAATCCATTATTTGACTGAGCCCCTTACGGGGCTTTTTTTTATGCGCTGAGCCGGATCAGGCAGTTTTCAGCGCGGCAGTCTTCCAACTTGGCTCTGACCCAATTAAGGCGACCGGCAACCTTACGGCCATCATTGGTGTCTTTATAGACGTGAAGCGCTTCAAGTATGAGCGCCCACTCATCAGGGCAGAAGTGAATGGTTTTAGTAGGTGCCGGGTCTGCCATGAATGGATTGCTTGCAGTTCCTTTGAATCTTCTGTAAGATTCTATCAGTGGAGTCAAGCCTCGGCAGGCTCCGCTCCAATCAACACAAACCCTACCAATGAACAAACAGATCATGACTCGCTACACGCTAGGCGAGCACCGCTCCATCAATCTTCAGCACGGTTCCATCGACGCTACTGACGCATCATCGGAATCCATTTCCATTTATGCCGGAACGGATGCCATCAATGATGCGGTAGCTGCTTTCCTGCCTTACTGCTCCCGCTCCACACAAGAACGGTTCATGCAGATCCTCACCGATCACATTCGCAAGACAGACAGCGTAGAGGCATGAAGCGGACCCCAGAACAAGTGGAGGCCCACCAGCAGCACGCTAAAAAGCTGCTGGATATGGGTCTTCAGAAAGCCGATGTGGCTGCAACGCTCCAACGTAAATACGGTCTGTCTCGCGCTACCGCTTACCGCGACATCGATGAGGCAGACCAATCACGCGAAATCGAAGACCACAACATTGAAGCGGATCCCGTTCCAGTGATTAGCTTTGCAGATCGGGATGCGCTTATGCGGATGACCCGGCAACTCCTGATCGACGCCTATACCGATGGCAACGTTCAGGATTACGCCAGGCTCATCCGTGAATATGAACGACTCGCCCGTATGGGCGGGTTGTCTCAAATCTCCTGAGACGTTTGTCTCACACCGCTCCAATCAACATCAAACCAATGGCTAACGAATTTTGGCAGTGGCTTAAGCAGCAGCCCGAACGCATCGAACTTGAAGAGAAGCGCGAGAAGCTACGCAAGGAGTACGAAGAATCCGACCGCCAGGCTCGGATCACTCTTCGCATGTCCTTTGCCTATCAAGCTTGTGCTGAAAAAATCGAAGACAGCATTGTGCACTGGCAGTGCTCAAGCGAGTCTGATGACGACACCATGTACAAGATCTACGGTTTTCACCCTGAACTCGCTGTAGATGATCAAGCTGATGTCATGAAGTCCTTGAGACAGCAAGCCTTTGACAAAGCTGCTGAGGCTGCAGCTCACAACAAAGCTGCACGCTCCAGTGAACAAGCGTGGTCTGCTCTTGGCTCTGAATACGCCAAGCAGTACGACACTCTCAAGCCCAAATGGGAAGCGCTCCAATCAAACAACAAGGAGGAATCCAAATGACCATCCGCACTGACGACATCGACGACCTTTTGCCTTGCGAGTACAAAGACCCTTGGCCACCCTCTGACGAGGAAATCGAAATGCTCGAATGGCTTGCTGAACAAGACGAACTTGAGCGCTCAATTCCGAGCGCTGCTGAACGTAACCCCAACCTCAAATGATCACACGCCAAGACGCTACCCGCTCCATCAATCAACTCCTCTCCCTCATCCTGGGTGGTCAGAAGGCTAGGGCCTCTGGCCATCTGGCCTACAAGCCCTCAGAACGTATTGAGTTCTGCTTCAAGCTTGTTCAGCAGGAAATGGAGCAGGCCGTTAAACAAACCGATCCTGAGGGCTTACAGAAGGCTCTCAGTGATGGTCAGCGTCAGCTCTCCAGTCTCCAATCCCTTAAAACCCTCAATCAACTCATCAACGAAGTCGAATGGTGATGTACCACTACCAGCCCAAACAAGAATATGAGTGCGACAAAGTTCAACGCGCTCTTGACATCCTTAAAGGTGTTGTCGCTCGTGAAGATCGAAGACACCTTATGGATCAACACCTAACTTTCTCCATGAGAGATCTTTTGGAGTCTGAGGTCATTCCTCAGCTTGAAAACGAGTTGCACTTTGACCCAACGCCCCAATACTGATGAGCACCAAACTCAACGGCAGCAAGTATTCACCAGCTGGCTCCCGCGTTCCAACAGAGCTTCTGCCTACTGCTATCCGTTATGAAGCAGCTCGGGCAGTCATCTTTGAAGACTGGGGTAACTTCGTCCGCGCCAATGAATGTCTGCGCCTAAAGCGCTACTACGAACGCCGTGCAATGGAGGAATGCATCTCAGACCCAGGGCCAGCCTAGTTCCACGTCTCCGCGCCAAACATCCTCATCGATAGGGCGTTGAATGGCAAAATCCCGAAACAGGCGTTTCAGCTCTTCAGTTGAGACGCCTATTTCTTTTGCTTTTACAGCTACGTTGCATTGACCTCGATATATAAGCTCTAACGCTTCCTCCACTAGAACACTTCTCCGCTCAGCAACATTTCCTTATACAAGTTGTTTCGCTCGGTCCACCTAGCTTCGCATCCTCTCATCTCAAGTTCGTTCAGCATCCGCAACTGGACATTGCCGTTTGACTTCGCAATCACCACCGCTCCAGCATCAACACGGATGCCAGCCCTCTCCCGCAAACCAAGGCTATAAGCACCAAGCTGATCCTGATGATCCTTTAACCATGCCTCTGGCTTGTCAGTCTCTCGGCTGCTCGTCTTGAAATCACAAATCGTCAGACCCAATGGTGTGTCGATTAAGGCGTCTGCCGTTCCAGCAAATCCTTCATCACTGCTGATGCTGAACTCACTGGCATGAATCGCCGTTACGCTTCCGCTCACCAACCAGTCGGATAAACCTCTGGCGTACTCACGGGCTGGCCATGGAACCTTCGGCGAGCTTTCCTCCGCTTTCTTGAGTGCCCAACTGGTGACTGCCTTAGGAGCGCGAGCCAATCCATCATCCCAGACCTTCCATGAACCTTTCTTGTTAGCGCTCTGTCGAGCCAGCTTTGCTGCGGTCTTGAGTACATACTCGCAATGCTCGTGAGCAACGGTGCCACGGTCACAAGCAAGGTCACGCTCCAAACCACTGCCAGCACGTTGTGCCCAGCGTTCCAATGCATCTTTCTGTGCTTGAGGGGCAGTGTTCTTCAGGATATGAGTGACAGAGTGATATATCTGTCCGTGTTGATCCCTGTAAACACGGAATCGGCCTGAGTTGTCTTGCTCCAACTGCCATTGACGCAGTGAAGCTAAGGCGTCTTGTGAATCAATCGTCATGAATGGCGTTTTCTTCCAGCCACCTTTGACGGAGCTGATTGGCTTTGGGCTCTGCTAGGTGGGCGCTCGAAACGACCCCGGTGAGATTACCAACAGTCACGGAGACAGTACCGTCTTCCATGAATGTTGTAACTGTCTCGGGTGCTTCCATAGACGCTCCTTCCCAAAACTAATATATACCTAAAAAAAAGGGGCGCAAGGCCCCTAGCTCTGTTTTTTCAAAAACTCGTCCAACGCTTGTCGTACCAAGGATGCGATAGACGTGCCCGGACGAACTAGCTCTTTGAGCTTTGCGTACTGGTCTGGTCTGATTTGAAGCGTAATTCTATGCATTAGAAAAATCTTTACTGTTAGTGGTTGGAGCCTCAAGAAAATCCATAAAAGGATCTGTTTTATATTTTGATACGTTTTCTACAACCTCTCCAGTCATAAATTTAAAGGCCATCGATACAGTGTATTGAAAAGCATCTTTGTCTGCCCAGTAGTTTCCCTTTGAATCTGCTTTTCTTCGCTCTTTCATGTTTTTAAGCTTGATAGCGCTATGTTCAGCAGGCCCTACAGGAATATCGTTTTTAGAAAAACCATTTTCAACTAAGTCTATAAACAACATGCTTCTGTCATAAGCCGACATATCGTGCTTGAAAGTATGCTTGTACGCATAATGAGTCATTTCTACATACATCTTCAAGGCAGCGGATTTAATAAAAGCAGCTCCTGACATCTGCTTTGCGTTCATAGATCGCAAAAACTCGGAATGAAGACGATAGTATTTCTCTACAAGCGCATCATGTCGATTGTAGGCATACTCAACAGTGCCAAGTGCTGCTTTTGCGTAAGCGTTCATTGCGTGACGAGTTATAGCGCATTCTTTAATAGTCATCCTAGTTCCAGCTATCGTAATTCTTTCATGCATTGTTCTCTTTCTTCCAACATCTAATTTTTGAGCAGTACTAAAAGGCATATTCCATACCACGACAAACCGCTGCGTCGTTCCAGACAGTTTGACGGCATTCATCCGGTGTGCCGCATTTATCATGCAGCCATTTTCATCAATACAGACAGCATCATTGCTTAGTACCCATAACCCAGACTTCATGTCTGCGGCCATGCGCTTTACATGCTCCCAGGAAACAGATCGATTGTCAGAAAAGTTTGATGCCAGCAGTTGATCCGCTAATTCAGGCGTGATATCGACGATTGCTATATTTTCTGGGCAATTTTCGGGTGAAACAACTTGAGATCGAAGTAAGCTAAACCAGTTCATGGTTGTGATGTGCTGTGAACAGTTGGGAGGGGGAGTGCAGCCCCCTCCTGACACCACACTGGCATCAAAGTGATGTCATGTCAACTTTCGCTGAACGGATCACCACCAGTCACGATCCGGTTCAGATCAAAACCAGCCTTCTCCGCAGCTCGCCAGGCTTTCTCCATCGCATCTTCATCATGCTCGTCCTCATCACGAGGAACGATCAGAAGCTCGTACTTCACCATGTCTGCCTTGATCTTCGATAGCTCGAAGTCCCAGTCCAGCAAGTTGCGGCTGTACTTCTTGTTCAGACCGTACTTGGCAAACTGACGCGCCAATGAGATGTGAGACACCTCAAGCACTTGGACCTTATTGATGTCCCAGTTGTAAACAGGCCAGGTCAGGCACTGAGACGGCTTGCGGACAGCCGTCTTGTCGTAGTTCATCGACTGAACGTAGTCAGAGCCAAGCTCAAGGTCGATGTCAGCCTGGGAGGGCTGCTCAAGGAAGCGGAAAGGCTTCATTGAATCGTTTTCCTTGGCTACGCCCCAAACAAGCCAATACTCAAGCGGGTCTTGCTCAAGCAGGGCGAAGTTCGCAGGCTTGCCTTGGTCCAGCTTCGTGTAACGCAGATAATTATCTGCTGAAGATGAACCTTCGTTTTCCTTCTCGATGGTGGCGAGAAATCCTGAGGAAAGTTTCACGAGAATCTGTCGTGTAGGTTGTCACGCCTGGGTTTGACGCCTCAACACTGTAAGACGGGATTGACGCCCAGTCAACCTCGGGTAAGATAAAAAAACACCCGACCCGTCCCGCAGCTAAAGGACGAATCGGGTTGGTTTAACATTCCGTTCCAATCTTACATGAACTTCAATCAGTTCGTCAAGGCGCTTCCAGAAGGACTGGTATATGCCCCGATATATGCCAAAGGCACCCGGATGGTTTCCGGTAAGCCAGCCACTGGCAAGAACCCTCTAGAGGCCAGCTACGAACAAAAGTTCGGACCTGCCGATGTAGCTCTCGCGGTCCAACGCAACCCTGACCTCAAAGCTGTTGGTGTCTTCACCGGCATCCGTGGCAATGGCATCGTCATCCTTGACGTTGACCGGAACCTCTCCAAGTACCTGAAGGCATGGGGTTCCTCGCTCGATGGCGCTCCAATAATTACTTCCACCAAGGCCAACGCAGCCAAGTACCTCTTCCGTGTCCCTGAAGAACTGTGGGCCGACGTAAAGGGTCATGGACTCCGTAAGGAAGACGGTGGAGACTACGAAATCCTCTGGGGCCGCCAAGGCGTTGTCTTTGGTGCTTACCCAGGCGGCAAAGTATCTAAGCCCGGTCAATATCTCTTAGACGGCGATCTCGCTGACATCCCTACAGCTCCAGACTGGTTGCTCGCGGAGATGAAACAACCTCCCCGCACCATCAACAAAAAAGAGTTGGACTTCACCGATCGAACTCAAGACGAGGTTCAACAAATCATCTTTGAATGCCTTTCGGTGATCTCGCCCCAAGGAAAGGGCACTCGGGATCACTGGGTGAAGATCGGAATGGCAATCCATTCTGCGTTGCCTACCGATATGGGTCTTCACCTCTGGGCTTCTTGGTCCTGTCAAGATCCTGATTACGCCTCTGAATGGGAAGACTCCAACCCTTGCGAAGAGGTTTGGTATTCCTTCAAAGGCAATGGTGTTGGCCTCGGCAGCCTGATCTGGTTGGCAGACCGGGAGGACCCAAAGCGGAAACGATTTTCAGAAGACACTAAAAAGATCGTTGAATCCGCAGAAGCCAAAGTTGTAACTGAAATCCGGCAGGCAACCTTGGACTTCGATGAAGTCATCCGCCGCGCCAAAAACATTCTTGATCTCGATAATCCTGCTGAGGTCAACTACAAGCTCAATACCCTTGCTCTTCAGGCTGGCTACCGCGATCAAACTGCTCTCGAAAAGCTGATCGTTGACCAGCTTTCATTTGAAGAGGCCAAGGACATCATGAGCATTCAGGAGTTGATGGAGACCGAAACAGAGCGTGAATACCTCATCCCTGATGTTCTCCCCCACCCTTCTGTTGTCCTGATCTATGGCGCTGGTGGTGACGGTAAATCCATGTCCGCCTGGGCTCTCGCTAAGCACATTGCAACTGGCAAGCCTTTCGTCGTCCGTGGCAATCACGTTCCAGTGCAAAAGGGTCCTGTTGTTCTGCTGAATGGTGATCAGCCTCTTGTTCAGCTCAAAGAGCAGTTGCAAGAAGTGGACTTCCCCATCACCAAAGACAGCATGATCCAGACGGACTGGCAGCTTCAACGCTATGCCCAGTTCATCAAGCTGATGAAGAAACATCAGCCAAAGCTGGTGGTCATCGACTCCCTGATTGGCTGCTCTGGTGGTCGAGCCTTTGACGAGAACAAGTCTGACTTTGCGACTCCGCTGTACTGGCTGACCAAGAACAACGGCGTCCTCTTCCCTAAGGCCACCATCCTTATCGTTCACCACGCCAACAAGAACGGTGGCTTCAGAGGCACCTCAGCCATCCGTGACGCCGTTGACGAGACCTGGGCGCTCCGTAAGCCCACAGACGAGGAGAGAGGCGTTGTAGGCGCTCACAGCCGCCTCATAACGATCGAGAAGTCACGTTCCGGTCGCATGGGCACTCAGCTCGTCATGCAGATGCAAGACGACCTCTCCTTCACCATCTCTGACTTCACCCCTGAAGTAGACGAAACCAACACCTCCCCGGCTTCCGTCACCGATCGCGTCCTTCAGAAGCTCCGCGTCGTCTACCCCGAGTCACGCTCCAAAGATGATCTGGTCTGTGATCCGCTGATCGACGGTAAACCTGCTGCGATCCACAAGTCGCTCCAGAGACTCGAAAAGCGTGGCTTGATTGTCTCAAACGCTCCAAAAGGATCTCAAGCTAAGAACTGGACAGCTGTCCTCGCACGTGGAGAGGGAGAGAGAGTGTCCACCGTTCCAATAAAACCAGTCATGGAGCGGGATCTACCCCTGGACACTACCCCTGGACAATCAAGA